ATAAGTATGATCTTATTCGACAAATTCCATTTGATTTTGGTAGATTGTATGGCAAAAATTTAACTGATAAAGAAAAACAACTATTTAAAAATTATTCCGATAGAGAGTATTTTGTATGATTAATGTAAAACTATTTCGTATTTCTACAGGCGAAGAAGTGGTTGCAGAACTAGTTTCTGAAACTGATACTTCTGTTGTAATGAAAAATGGACTTGTAGTTCTTCCTACTCCCCAAGGGGGGGTTGGATTTGCTCCGTGGACTCCAGTAATTAGTAAAGATACCCCCGAGATTGAAGTTTCTAAAACTTTTATAATCTATGTGGTCGAAGTTGATTCTCAGATTAAAAACAAGTATAATGAAATTTATGGGAGTAAACTCGTAACTCCTGGTGAAAAAAAATTGATTCTTTGATATGCAATTAGAACTTGATGATGCTGTTTATGCGGCAGATCAATTCATTGACTACTTCTCAAATATGGGTCGTATCGATGAATATCTACGTAATATAAAACTTGAAAGAATGGATCAAATGCCGACTTCCATTCCTGGATTGGGCCCAGAGGATGATATGTTTGACGCATTTGATATGCACCCACGGGATATGAACTTTAAAGTTTATCCTGCTGGCGCCAAAAATGGATTTACAAATGAATACTTCAATGAAAGATTGCAGATTACTACTTCTCACGCGATTGAGGATAGTATTCCTGGTAAATCTTTGAAGTGGATTGTACAAGAAACTAACACGCAAAAGATCGTGGGATTTTGTCGTTTCGGTTCTCCTACAATTAATTCTAAACCCCGTAATGATTGGCTTGGAGAAACTCCCCAACTATCCAGGTTCAATCGCCATACAATTATGGGGTTTATTATTGTTCCTACGCAACCTTTTGGATTTAATTATCTGGGAGGTAAACTTCTTGCGCTCCTGTGCTGTTCCCATGCAGCTCGTGAAACGTTAAATAAGAAGTACGGATCAGATATTTGTTCATTTGAAACCACCTCGTTGTATGGGACTACAAAAGCCTCATCACAGTATGATGGTTTAAAACCTTATATGCGATATAAAGGTTTGACTCAAAGTGACTTTACCCCTCTGCTCCACGATCAAATATTTCAGGAGTTGAACAAATGGTTTATTCAACGCAACGACAATCAGGGTTTGGTGAAGGAGGACGCATCGAGTCGCAAACTCAAGACTCAACAAAGAATGATATCAATTATCAAAAAGAGCTTACCTTCTCAAAAGGTTGCGGAGTTCCAGAATGCGATTGTAAGTGCAAAAAATCTGACTGAAAAGAAACGATTTTATATTTCTGATTATGGATTTGAGAATTCCCGAGAAGTAATTCTGGGTCAGGAAGAAGTATTGCGTCCTGGCCAAAATTATGACAAGTTTCACTTTGATAATCTTGTCAACTGGTGGAAAAATAAAGCTTCTAATCGTTATGAAGCTTTGAAATCCGATGGCCGTCTCCGAACTGAACTTGAGACTTGGAATAAAAATCCAGAAAGTATAGATATTATTAGATAATCTTAACATAAATGGAAAGAATAGAATTATACAAAACCAACAGATATAAACACAGGACGGAGTTGCATGTCATTGTGGATTCGGAAAATTATGAATTAGCTCATATAGAAAATGATGTAAATAAAGCACTTGAGATTGCAATTCAAGTGCTTTTAAAAGAAAAATTTGTAAAAGTAATTCTTGGCCCCGGTCCTTGGTTAACTTTGGATTTAAATAAAGGAGTAGATCCAAAAGGTGAATATCATAGTGACAAAATACCCCCATTTTTTTGGGAAACTTTAGATGATGAAACCCGTGAGAAATTAAAATGAGTTACGAACTAAAAGACTATCTGAATTCCATCAATTTCACCAAAGAATATTTGATGGATGATCAAGATCCCCAGTGGGAAAAGAAATATGCACCCTTTATTATTAATAAGTGCATGTCGGGGTTTATTGATACCATTATGTTTGCAAACGAGATGAATGTAAATCATCAGT